ATCAGCGGGTTTACCATTGAAGTGGGCAGGAATGGTTGGTTTAGGGGAACTTGTAATTAAACCATTGATATATTTTTTACATGAAAGAGTTTGGTATAATTGGATTAAGTATGGTTTAAAAAATAAAATGTAATGTTTACAAAATTTATAGAGGAATTTTTATCAAAAGAAGAATGTGATTATCTAATTAAATTAGGTGAATCAAAAAATCTCATTGATATGAAGTCTTCTAAATTTTTGAATGAAAAAATGATAAATCAAAATTTAGAGTATGTTGGTAATAAAAGAAAAGGTTGTTATTTTATTAACGAAACATTAGAGGATGAATTTATTATTAGTTTAACAAATAAAATAATTAATATTTCAAATAACACAACACCATTTAAATCTATAAAATATGAAAATGTTCTAAAATATTCTTTTAACAAATATTCTAATGGTGATTTTTTAAATTGGCATGAGGATAAACATGAAATAATGGGTGGGGCAACAATTACAATTATTCTTCAATTAAATGATAATTATGAAGGTGGATATGTTAAATATTTAATTGATGGAGTTGAAAATACTCTACCAAAAAAAAGAGGTAGTATTTTTTTATTTGATTCTAATATATCCCACTTTGTTGACGTAATAGAATTAGGAAATAGGTATTCTATAAATGCGTGGCCTACATCAATAAAATCTAAAACACTTATTTAAATGGATAGATTTTGGATTATTAATAATTTTCTAACGGTTGAAGAATCTTCCTACATTTTAGAAAAATATAAATTAGAATTAAAATTAAAAAAGGCGGAAGTAACTATTGATGGGGTTGATGTATCCTCTGAACTTACAAGAAAGTCTTCGGTTGGGTTTATAGATAACATTGAAATTTTAGATGATAAAATTAAAACTAAATTAGAAGAACTAATAAAAGTTAAAGGTTTTAAAGTTACGGGATTAGGACCGTATCAATTTACAGAATATAAGGTTGGTGAATTTTATGAATGGCACACCGACTCATCAGATAATTATAAAAATAGATTCGTATCAATAGTTTTACAATTGAATGATGAATATGAAGGAGGTTGTTTAGAAATAAGCATAGATAGTGGGAAGAAAAATATAGTAAAATTGCAAAAAGGTATTGGTAATTTATCTATATTTTACTCTAATTTATTACATAGAGTAACACCAGTGACCGAAGGGGTCAGATATTCTTTAGTTAATTGGATTCAATTAGAACCAAAAGAAAATTTTGTAAACACTTTAATATGAATAAAAGAGTAATCATAATTGGTGGTGGTACTGCTGGATGGGCAACGGCATTATCTGTACAAAAATATTGGTTAAATGTGGATGTCACTCTAGTTGAAAGTTCTAAAATTGGAATATTAGGTGCAGGAGAAGGAGGAACCTCTAATTTTGGTTTGTTTTTGAAATTATTAGACATTAACATTGAAGATTTTACGAAAAAAACAGGATCAACAACAAAAGATGGAATTAAACTGATAAATTGGACACATGTCGGTAGTCAATCCGAACATCTATTTCATCAAATCAATAAACAAACAAATGACATAAGAAAATATTCCGCGTTTCATTTTGATGCCAGACGTGTTTCTGAATATTTTAAAAAAACCGCAATAGATAGGGGGGTTAAATGGGTAGATGGACAAGTTAAAAAAATAAATCATACGTCAGAAAATATAGATAATATAGAATTAACAGACGGAACCGTAATTAATTTAGATTTTATATTTGATTGTAGTGGTTTTGCTAGATTAATAATTCAAGGGGTACATAAAGAGGAATGGATAGATTATTCAAAATATCTACTACTCAATAAAGCACTTGGTTACTTTTTACCACAAACAAAACAATTGACAAATAAAGACCTCACACATACTTATATGCACGCTATGAAATCGGGTTGGATGTTTCAAATACCATTAAAACATCGTTGGGGGTGTGGTTATGTTTTTAACGATTCATATACATCTGTTGAAGACGCTAAAAAAGAAATTGAAGAATACTTAGGACACGAAATAAAAACAGAAAAGGTATTTGATTTTAAAGCAGGAACACATACGAGAAGTTGGATAGGCAATAGTATTTCTATTGGTTTATCATATGGTTTTTTAGAACCATTGGAGGCAACTTCACTTATGTCGACTATTATACAATTGAAAAGATTAATCGATAATAATTTTGATGTGTCATATAAAGACACGTTTAATAAAATATGTAGAGAAACAAATGAGCAAAACATGATGTTTATTCGATATCATTATTTAAATGAAAGAATGAACACACCATTTTGGAAAGACGCATATAACGCACCGATACCAAATAAATTAAAATTAATTTTAGATGAAACAAATAAAATTTCAGTTACAAATGATACCGATTTAATAAGTGCATTTGAACTATATGATTGGAAAGAGAATGAGTTGACATTTTTTGTACAGAATTATAATACCATATTTAAAAAAAATAAAAAAGGAATATCAAAAAGTTTAATATAATGAAAAAAATATTTTTTGATGATAAAACATATATTTGGATTAAATCTTTGGATTTAGTAAAATTAAAAAGTGAAATATTAAGAGAGTCTTATATTGTAGTAGATTCGAAAAAAGATACCGTTAAAACAGACGGTTACGGATACAGAGAGGAGTGGAAACAAAACATTAATTTTATAGGTAAAATTGACATTAAAAATAATTTAGACTTAATTCATCAAGAAGGTATAAACGCCTGTAAAGAAATTTATGAAAATGATGTAAAAAAAGAATTTAATAAAATAAATACGGATGCTTGGATAAACATAGTAAGGTCAAAAAATCCCGTACAAATTCAATTTAAACATGAAGAAATAAAAGGTGTTGATAAATTTCATACGCATACTGAAATAAACCAAAGCCAAAAAAAATTCTATCCACATTACACTTTTGTTTATTATATACAAATGCCAGATGTCATGGAAAATGAAGATGGTGTTTTATATATAAAAGGTTGGAACGATAAAGAATATTTTATAAGACCAAAAGAAGACGAACTTATAATAATGCCAGGGTCGATACCACATGCACCAAATAATGCACCAAAATCTACAATAGATAGAATTGTTATGGCGGGTAATGTGGGTTTTGAATTTATAAAAAAAGAAAAAAGTTTTATTTAAAAATATGAAACACAATTATTACGTATTTGATGACATACTATCGAAAGAAGAACAGGATGTAATTTACAATTATGTTAAAGATGAAACAATAAGGTGGGAAGATTTGAAAAATATAACCGGTGAATACGGTGGAAAAAAAGAAACTCATCTTTTCCCCGCCAAGGTACATCCTCAGATGTCTTGTAAAAACGATAGTATAAGAAGTTTAATAGATAATATACAAATTATAGTAAGTAAAAAACTTGATTTGGAATTCGTAAAAAATTATAGATGGAAAATAAATTGGACGGAACCACTAAATCATGAATATAACCCAATGGATTTATTACACTATGATAGAATTACTGAACATATAGCTGTGGTTTATTATATAAACGATTCAACAGGAGACACACATATATATAATAATAAATTTGGTAATAACGCAGAAACATATCAGGGAAACTTTAACAAAGTTGATTTAAATTCATATGAGTTGTTAACTAAAGTATCACCAAAAAAAGGACGTTGTTTGGTTTTTGATGGAAGGTTTGCACATCATGCAAGTTACCCAATATCCGAAGACAGATTTATTATAAATTTTAATTTCGCGGCCAAGGTTAAAAATGAATTTAAAAGTTTAGTTTAATGTTAGTAGATAATAAATTTTTATATGTTTCTTTACCTAGATGTGGTTCCACTTCATTTCATTATTCATGTATACTTAGTGGATTAGATGTTAAAAATTTGAACTTTTGGGATAAACACAATGATTCAATTGATTTTAAAAATATAGATGAATCTAAAATAATGGATTTAATAGCACATGGGCATGAATCACTTATGGATTTAAAAGAAAAATTTGGAAATCACTTACCTGTAATTGCAGTGAATAGGGATAGGCATGATTCTTTCTTTTCATTATACAAGCATGTCATTTTTGACCTCAAACGAACCGGGTGGGATAATATATCAGATTGGTTATCCAAAATATCAATAGATGAATTATTCTTTTTTAATTCCAATGATTTAACAAATATTGATAAACGGTGGAAGGTTATAAATGAATATATGATAAAAAATGGTTTTATAGAAAAATATATTAGACCACCAAGCACAACTCAATATGTTTTTAGGGACTCACACTTAGCAATTTTGTCTGATCCGATATCGTTTTTAAATCGCGAATGTTATCTTATTAATATATTTAATATACTAATTACACCAAAATCTATTTGGCATAATAATGATAAAAATATAACATGGTTTAATATTGATGAAATGTCTAAATTACAAGACTGGGTTTCAAATATAACTGGTAAAAAATTTATATTAAAACACGTAAATTCAAATTCAGATATTAAAGTTAATTTAGAGTTAAATGATCAATTTAAAAATAAATATAATAGTATTTATGACCACTATGACTTACCAAAAAATAAAAAAACACTAATATGATACCTAATTATAAGGAAATATTTGATGCTTGGGTTACTTCTATTAATCCAAGTACCAATGAAAAGATATTGGCTCAAGAAAGATTAAATATTTGTGAAGGTTGTGAACATAGAAAAGAACTATTTAAAAACAACAGATGGTCCGAAATTTGTAAACTATGTGGTTGTCCATTAAGTAAAAAGGTATACTCAAAATTTTATAATTCATGTCCAATAAAAAAATGGGAGGAAGTGGATGTAAAATTTATTGAAAAATTGGAGAATAAAAACAATAAAACGATAATTTAAATAGATATATACATATATAAAAATTTAAAAAAACTATTTACAAAGTTTTAATATTTGGTTATATTTATTAATGTAAAACTAAATTAAAAAATGAGAGGTGTAATTCTAGGTACGGATTTATTAGAAATTAACGGAGACGTTAAGATATTAGAGACAAACACAAATACAACGATATATTCTGACGGGGCGTCGTTTCTCGATTATGACGTGTTATTTAATACATTAAATTCTTTAAACATAACAGAATTTCATTTTATTTTTAACGAATTAGACTCATATACACCAATAAATGGTCCGTTTGTTTTTAAACAAAAATTACAAGAAAAATGTGTGGAAAACAACATATCGTTCAATGAATATCCTGTTCCTACTAATTCTGTTACAGTACCGTTTATTGAAGATGCCCCCAACAAGTTTATTTTGAGACAGTCATATGATACGACCGCACTTATTGATGATACTTACTGTGCAGATAAATTTGGATTTTTTTCAT